TCCGATTCCAGGTCGTGGGCACCCCACAAAGCGGCAGTCCTGTTCCAGCCCACGTCGAGGGCGTACCCACGCGGCCAATGGTCTGGGATGGCAAAATCCGGAACAATGATGTCGCTTTCCGGGACCGGGTAAATGGCCCCAGCACCCAGCTGCGGGATCCCCTTGGTTCTGGAGTCCCTCTGGAACGGAGGAATCGAATCCCAGAGCTGTTGCTTCGCTGCCGGGCTCAGGTGAGGAACATCGTCCCAGCTGGCTGAAACGACAAACTTAGACTGAGATTCGTCGGCCTCACCGTCTTCCGATTCCGTGCCCTTCGGAAGTATGGATAGGACCACTTCCGACATCCCCATGAGCGGGGTGAACGTCAGCATGACCATCCCGTTGTTGGTCATGGTCCTCATCAGACATTCCGTATACACATCCATGGGCGGTTCTTCATCCAGAAGAATCACGTCCTGTTCCGTTCCTTGGAATGCCTCGCGCCGTTGATCGTAGGACTTAAACGTAAGCCTCGAATTGCCCCCGGAAATATGCTTGACGGACACGATCTCAACAGCATCGGCGATCCCGGCCTTGTTGAGCACCTTATTGATACAGGTCTTAGGGATCAGGCCAGTTCCGAAACTGCCAACAGGCCCCAGAATCTTTTCCTGGAGAATGTCGCGGACCGTTTTGCCGGTATCGCCGGCTGCCCAGACTTTGATGGGGCGGTTGAATCTTCTGCCAGTCCACCAAGAGGGGTATTGACCCGTCAAATGAAGGACTAATTCATAGCCGCCGACGCCCTCCGTCTTTCCGATCCGGTTAGCGGCCATCATCATCCGTTCCCGATATACGGAACCGGCTTCGAAGAATTGCGTATGCTTCGGGTACAACTCGCGCCGCAGAGGACCAGTATCGGGGTAATACGTGGAAATCTTGTTTTCCCGCATCCTCCGATTCTTCTCTGCTATGGCAGCGGCGAGGACCTCTTTAGCGATTTGCAATTGTCGTCCCCCTCGTTCTTGTGGGATGAGGACCGGAGAGGTCAGGCACGGTCGGAAGTTCTGGGGCTACTTGCAGGGCCGGGGCGGGCTCTTTCGGGGGCTCGGAGCCGGCTTCGGGGGTGCTGGCGATCTTTTCATTGGTGTACTCCAGGGGCAAAGCCCCAATGTTAGTTCTGATGAACTGGTCGAGCTGCTCCTGGGAATACGTCGAGAAGTCTTCTGACCCTACGTTGACGTTCACGGCAACCCCAGGGGATTTCTTCGGCACCACGTACTCCAGGATCTTCATCGCAATGGCCGGGAAGAACTGCTTCACCCCTACCTGATTTCCTTGCGCGTCGACCGCTGGGACGTCTTCCTCGCCCATGACCATGGGAAACAGCCTCATGATCTGGGCTTTGACCCATTTCTCGTTCAGGAAATCGATCGAGTCGATGTCGTTCTGCACTTCCATGACCGCCCGGCGAATGTCTGTCCTGGCCAAGAACTTGTTTCCTTGGCCTCGAGTAATTTTCAGACTCTCGATGGTCTTTGCCAGGGAATACCCGGACTCGACATAGGCCATCACAAACGCCCTTTCGTCGTCCCTCAGACATTCCATGACGGTCTTGGACTGTTCAACGAGATGCAATTGCCGCCCCCCTTTCCTTTGCGAAGTCCTGGACCATAGCCTCAACATCGCCGGGAAGATCCGTTTTATTGAACTTCCCTTTAACCTGGGTGATGAGGGGCCGATTAGGATCGGAGGCGTCGATCTCGATGGTCACGACGGGTTTCCCGTTCTTACCGCGCAGGGAATAAACTTCAGCCTGTCCGGATTGTATGCCTCCCCAGCCTCCGTGGCCATAGTCGTTGATAGTTTCGTACCCCCGGACAGAATGGCCCATGTTGTCCGACTCTGCCGAAAACTGCCCCCTCTTGTCGAGACGCACCCACTTATGGCCGGTTTCCGGGTACTCCCTAAACACGGTGGCGTTCTTGTAGACATTTTCCCTTGCCAACCGATCGGTATGCATGTCTCTTACAGCAGACTCTACACTGTAGTTGCCCCTCAGCGCCGATTGCGGATTGATCCTCCCTTCTTCGATTCCTTTCCGAACGAAATCGGCGATACTTCCAAGTTGGTTAAAAGGAAGACTCTTATCGAAGTAGGTATTGGAAAACGTATATGGTATCTCTCCATATTCGTTGGGGGGACGTCGGTAAATACTAGAGTCCGCTATAGCTTCCCACAATTTTCCGAGTTGAGTCTTAGCTACGCCCTCTTCGGGGAATCCTGCTTCGGCCCTCTTCTGCCTTATGTCAGGTTTGAGGGGAGGATTCCTTCTGGGGACCTTTTCCAAATGTGTGATGCCCTGCTCCGCCAACTCTCTGATCGGATCATTTTCCGTCGCCATCTGGTTCCGGATGTAATTTACCAACGGCCCCCGTTGCCACTTCTTCGCGATCACATCGGGGGATGCCGCCATTTCCGGGAAAAGGGAGGGATCAGACAAATGACGGTTGGACATTTGGCCCACTGTCAGTCGATTTTCATATTCCAACATATCCGGGCTCAGTTCCAGGAACTTTTTCAGCGTGTACGCGTCCCAACCCCTCTGCACGGTCTCCGGCATGGCCCGAATATAAGCATCATACATTTCCTCCGGTGTCTTCCCTTCGAACACCTTTCTGGTAAAACCAATAGAACCCACGGAAGGTGCGGGTTCAGCAGCAATGTCCCACACCATGGCTGATTTCTCATCGTAACCAGGATTGCCTCCCATAATCTTAAGAAGACGATCCTTGTTGGGTATACCCCACGCCCCGCCTTTATTCTTAATGATGCCTGCCGCCAGGGCCGGGCCTAGTCCTTTTGCTAGGGAAGCGAGTTTCGTGAACACCCCGGAGCCTATCAGGTCATCAGGAGAGAACATAGGGGCTTCAAGGCGTCCCGACGAATATTCCCGATCAACCGGAGCTGCTCTCTGTTCCTCTTCCAGGGGCGTCAGGGGCCGTTCCATGACACTGGTATACTCAGGCCGGTATTTTCCCAGCCTGTTCAGGTCGACGCCGTAGAGGTCAGCTAACTTAGGCATGTTTGGTCCGGCCCCGAATCCGGGGGCGTGCGGTGAGGGAGGGGGCTACCGGACACCGGCAGGGGGAGAGTGAACCCCTGTAGTAGACCGGGGCCGGACCAAACATGCCTAAGCCCGCAGGGCAGCCCGCAGGGGGGCCGCCGTTTGTTTGGTTTTGGCCTTGGAATCGCCTTCGAACTTGGCCAAGACCATCAGTTGCTTAACCAATGCCTCTCTCCTTTCCAGTTCCAGGCCCTCTTGCCGAAGGCGATAATTGAGAATGATAGTCCTCGCCAATATGGCGCTATCGTCATAGCCAGACGGAAGGGGAAGATCCCAGAACCTTTTCATA